TTATTGATGAAGATATGTATAGACGTGTTAAAGCAGCCGTAGAACCCGTTATGAAGGGTGTAGAGGCTAAGGCTAAAGGATTTGTAGTGGGCAATAATGAGGTGCTATCAGGCTGGTCTAAGCCAATATCATCTACTGTCGATTATCGCCCATTCCCTAAATATGATGCAGCTACTGTCCGAGGTGGCATTGGATTCAAAGAGGGTCAAAACCGCAGATTTAGTAATGGTTATACAGTAGAAAGTTATGTTTACAATATAAGCGCCGCAGGTCGTATCTATGAAACCGCAGGTAGATTAAACCCACAAGGCAGAGCGCCATTTACTTCAGTTGCAGAAGGTGGCGGCACAATGGCATTTAAGCAATCAGGTAGCAGAAAAAATAGAAGCAGATCTACAGCTGCATATAATTCTAATAATCCGTTTGCTGGGTATCAGTTTGTTACTGACTTACCTACTCTTACATCTCAGCCTAAAGTTAAAGGCGCTAGAGGTGGTGGTCGTAAGACTAAAGGCCGTTTGATTTACAAAGCATGGGCGCAAGATAGTGGTGATATTTATGGCGTAATTGTAAAGGCAATTAACTCTACAGTTACACACTTTAATAAGACTACTGAGAAGAAGGTTGCATAATGGCCAATATAGTCGTATCGGCACTTAGCACCTTTAATAACAAAGGCCTTAAAAAAGGTAAGAAAGAAATCAGTGCTTTTGAAAAGCAAGTTAAAACCTTTGGCCGCACCTTTGCCGCAGCATTTTCAGTAACAGCATTAACTAGATTTAGTAGAGAAGCAGTAAAGGCTTTTGCAGCTGATGAGAAGGCCGCTAAGTCATTAGAGATTCAGTTAAAAAATACAGGTTATCAATTTAGCGCACCTGGCGTTGAACTATACATAGACAATTTACAGAGAGCCACTGGCGTATTAGATGATGAATTACGCCCAGCATTTCAGCAATTACTAACAGTAACAGGCTCAATTACTAAGAGCCAAGATGCCCTAAATACTGCTATGGATGTATCGGCTGCTACTGGTCGATCATTAACACAAGTTACTACAGCCTTATCACGTGCTTACGCTGGCAACACTACGGGCCTTAGTAGATTAGGTGCTGGCTTAGATAAAAACTTGCTAAAGGCTGGCAACATGGACGACATTATGGCCGAACTTAATAACAAGTTTTCAGGCCAAGCCGCAGCTAGATTAGATACCTATGCTGGAAAGATGGATCTATTAACAGTAGCCACAGCTAATGCCCAAGAGATAATCGGTAAAGGTTTATTAGATGCATTATCTCAACTAGGTAATGATAAAAGCATTGCAGGTGTAACTAACAATATGGAAGATTTTGCTACTGCCACTAGCGAGGTATTAGTTGGGTTAGGTAAAGTAGTAGGTAAATTAAAAGAGATCACAAATATCCCAGGTATAGATGGATCATTTTTAAGAAACGTACCTGGCATTGGTGCAGTGCTAAGAGCTACAGAAGCATTAAGGGGCGCAGGTCGCCAGCAAACAGATAGAGGTGGTTTAGAAAGAACTGCAGGTAGAGTTAATGCTCAACAAAGAAAACAAGAAGAACGAGCGATTAAAAACTCTATTGCATTACGCAAAACTGAAAACGATCTATTAAAGAAAAAAACAGCCGTAGATCAATTAAAAGATAAGTTTGACTTAGAGCGTATAGGCCTAAATGTAGCCTTAAATGAAGCTGTAGATGCAGAAACTAAATTACGCATTAGGGCGCAGTTAGCCATATTAGATAACAATGAAGCACTGGCTAAAAAGATATTAGCCGAAATGGAAGCCACCAATAAATTAAAAGAGTTTGCAGATGCATTAGCGGCTGGCACTAATAAATATGATGCAATGATAACTGGCTTAATTACACAATTTACGGCTCTAGGTTTATCTATACAAGAATCTATGGCATTAGCCAATATGTCTGCTAGATACCAAGCCCAAGCTGATGCTTTTGCAGCTGGTGGTGGTGCGCCAAGAAGAATCCCAGCTTTACCAGCTAGTTATTTCCAAAACTTAGGTACTCAATTAGAGGGAACTCCTAATTATGCTGGCATGAGTGCGGCTGAAATATCTATGGAAAGACTTAGAGAATCTGGCAATAGACCTGTTAATTTAGTTTTAACTGTTGATACTGCCAATAGTGGCGATAGATTCTCCCAATTAATAGCCGAGAGTATTCAATTAGCAGGTAGAAGCGGATACGGCACTACACCAGCTGGCAGCCTTCCATAATGACAGTACCAGTAATTAATGCAGTAATTAACTTTAGCACTGGCCCTAGTTTTGCTCAGGCCATGATTTTAGATACAGGCATTTTAGGCACAAACGTATTAGCAGATTCAGCATCTGTAATTGTAGATGTATCTAATCAAGTAAATAGAATTGAAACCAATAGAGGCCGTACTGCATTAAGCGATGAGTTTCAAACAGGCTCGCTTACTTTACGCATAACAGATCAAAATGGCGATTTTAACCCACAGAACGTATCAGGGCCTTATTACAATTTATTAACACCTATGAAGAAGGTGCAAATTACTGCTACTTATGGATCAGTAACTTATCCTATATTTGCAGGATATATTACGAGTTATGTTACAACCTATCCACAAGAATCAGAAGATGTAGCAATGACTACTATACAAGCTGTAGATGCTTTTAGATTAGCCCAGTTAGCACAGATAAGCACAGTGGCTGGCACTAGCGCTGGTCAATTATCAGGTGCACGTGTGGACGATATTTTAGATCAGATTTCATGGCCAGTATCTCAACGAGATATTGATCCAGGTCTTACTACATTACAGGCAGATCCAGGCACTAACCGCACAGCATTACAAGCACTATTTACAGTAGCCAATTCCGAATATGGTGCTATCTATGTTGATGCCGACAATAACTTTGTATTTCAAGATCGAGGTGTAACAGCTGGATCTATTGGTGGCACACCTACAGTGTTTGCAGATGATGGATCTGGAATAGATTACTTTGATGCAACCTGGATATTAAACGACGTATTAATATTTAATAAAGCCACAATTACTAGAGCTGGTGGTAGTCCACAGGTAGCCCTAAATCAAGCCAGCATAGATAAATATTTTTTGCATAGTTACTTTTTAGACAACTTGTTAATGCAAACAGATGCTGCAGCGTTAGATCATGCTCAGGCTTATGTAGCTTCTAGGCAAGAAACCTCTATACGTGTGGATGCCATAGTCCTAGACCTATACACACCTAGTTACAATTTAGGCATAATCGCTGCTTTAGACCTAGACTTCTTTGATCCAATTACAGTTAAAACCACCCAGCCTGGTGGATCAATTTTAGAGAAAACTTTACAGATTTTTGGGGTACGGATGAATATAACCCCGAATAGTTGGAAAACCACGTTCACGACACTAGAGCCAGTTATAGACGCTTTTATCCTAAATAATAGCATTTATGGCACTTTAGACTATAATGTCCTAAGTTACTAAGGAGTAAAGATGGCAAAACAGACGTTCACCACTGGGCAGGTTTTAACAGCTGCTCAGATGACTTCACTGCAAGATACTGCTATGGGCGGTGGTAATACCACAGCTAAAACCACAAGTTATGTTTTAGTAGCCGCAGATGCAGGAACTGTTGTTGCCATGAACGCAGCAGGTGCAACCACAATTACAGTTAATACTGGATTATTTGCAGCTGGAGATACGGTAACAATCCAAAACAGAGGTGCAGGAGTTTGCACAGTTACAGCTGGCACAGCCACAGTAGTTACAGCTGGCTCATTAGCATTAGCACAAAATGAAGGCGGTATTTTATATTTCACTGCAACAGGTGACGCCGTATTTTATGATTACGTTCAATCTGGCCCTGGAACTTGGACAACTTACACTCCAACAAATACAGGAATCACAGTTGGTAACGGAACGCAAACTGCTAGATATGTTAAAAATGGGAAAACTGTTACAGTGTCATACAGTTTTACTTTAGGTAGCACTTCATCTGTTGCAGCAGGTAATGTTGAAATTGGGTTGCCATCTACTGCAAACAGTTTTGCTGCTGGTGTCGGTTATGCTTATGATCTTGGCATACGCACATTTCAAATCTTAGCAGCCGTTGATGGTGCTGGAACAACAAAAGCATTATTGCGACCATACAAGGCTGATGTTACCTTTACTCTTTATGATAGTGATTTAACAGCCGCAATGACTTTTGGCAATGGTGATTCAATTAGATTTTCAATAACTTACGAGGAGCAATAATGATTTTTACATTTAATCCTGATTTCCCAAATGCCACTAATGATCAAAAATGGGAACAAATACGCCATTGGCGCAATACTGAATTATCTAATACGGATTGGACACAATTAACAGATGCACCAGTTGATAAAGTTGCATGGGCTACCTATCGTGAAGCATTGAGAGATTTACCTGAACAGGGTGGTGAGGCAGACGAAGTAGATTTACCTATTAAACCTGCATGAAGCCCTGGTTATGTGCAGCTGGTGTCCAGTTAAGAGAACAAATTGATACCTGGTATCCAGATCGCCGCTCTACCAGTGATGGGTGGATTGGTGATGCTCGTCATTCCACCACCAAATCGGATCATAATCCAGACAAATCTGGGGTCGTCCGAGCCATTGATATTGATTCTCGTTTGGATACATCCGAGCAGCTCTCGATATATCTGGCTGACCAGATCAGAGTCTGCGCTAAAACCGATAAGCGCATATCTTACGTAATCCATAATGGCTTTATTGCATCAAGAAGGTTTGGATTTAAGTGGCGCAGATACCGAGGTATCAACCCACATAAGAAACACATACACATTAGCTTTACAAAGTTAGGCGATAAAGATTCTAAGCCGTTCGATATACCACTACTAGGGGGCAAGATATGAAAATAACCAAAAAGCAAAAAACAATACTAAAGTCCTACGCACGTGGGGTATTAGTATCTTTCTTAACATTTTTAGCCAGTAATGAATTAGGTTTAGATCCAGCACTGTCTGTAGTAGTTGCAGCACTTGCTGGCCCAGCAGCTAGGGCTTTAGATAAATCCGATCCATCTTATGGTGTCGGTGCTGATGAAAAATGAGCCTAGCAGAATGGGCTGGCTTTGGCGCTGGCGTTATGGCCGTGCTATCAGGCGGACTAATCGGACTACGTTTTTTAGTTAAGGGTTGGCTTAATGAGTTACGCCCTAATGGTGGCTCTAGTATGAAGGATCAACTAACAAGATTAGAACAGCGTGTTGATGATCTGTTTACTATCATAAGTAAGCGATAATTACAATATGGCAACTACACGTAAACGCAAAAAGATTAATAGGCGCAGGGTGCGTAAATCACCAGAGCCATTAACTAAGTTAGACGTGTTCTATATTGCTAAGCACGAAATGTTTAGAGCTGCACGTAAGGCAGGGTTTTCAGAATCTGTAGCCCTATACCTAATGGATAGCCCATCTTCCATGCCCGATTGGGTAGTGGGAGAAGACGGCATTATCCCTTCTATCCCTACTCCAGATGAGGATGACGATTAAGCGCATAGCGTTTGTATCTGACCTGCAAGTACCTTTTTTTAATGAGAAATCTGTTAAATCTGTTGGCCGCTTCCTGGCTAAATGGAATCCGCATAGGACTATATGCATTGGTGATGAAATTGATTTACCACAGCTAGGTGGTTTTAATGCTGGCACTATTGATGAGATGGTCGGCAATATAAACGATGATAGAAAACAAACACAAGAAGTCCTAACATACTTAGGCGTAACAGATGTACTAGGAAGTAACCATGGAATCAGACTTTAT